AGGTGGAACAGCAGCAGTAGAATTTGCAGGTAATGGAAATACTTTAGGAACTACATCTTTATTTGTAGGTCAAGGTGGTGGTGGCGATGCTTTTATTTATCAAAGAGCAAATCTGCCATTAATTTTTGCTACTAACAATACAGAGAGGATGCGTATTGATAGTGCTGGTGTAGTTATGATTGGCAAAACTGCAAAAAACAATCTTGGCACAGTAGGTTATGAATTATTTCCTAATGGTGGATTACAACAAACAAGAGATGGTGGTTTTGTTCAAGCACTAAATAGATTATCTGATGATGGTAATATTGTTGAATTTTATCAAGCTACAAACTTAGAGGGATCAATTTCTGTTTCTGGCTCTACTGTTTCATATAATGGTTTTTCTGGAACTCACGATTCATCAGGTATTCCAACAGATACAGAAATAGGTACTGTAGTATCTACAATAGATGAATTAGATACTTATGATTCAGGTACAAAAAAAGGAGAAACAAGAAAAGACCATGCAAAAATTAAAATTAGCGATACTGTAGGAGATGCAAGAGTTTATGGTGTTTTATATGGTTATTCAGAAACAGATAACAAACCTGTAGTTGGATCGGTTGGTATAGCTGCTGTAAAAGTAACTGGTGCTTGTGCTGGTGGTGATTTATTAGAATCAAATGGTGATGGCACAGCTAAAGTGCAATCAGACGATATAATTAGAAGTAAAACAATAGGAAAAGTAACAATAGGAAATTCAAGTTCTGGTGTAAAACTTGTATCTTGCGTTTTATATTGTGGTTAATAAAGGAGAATAAATATGGCAATATCTTATGAATGGGACTGTAAAACACACAACAGATACCCTACACATAATAGTAAAAGCAATGTAGTTTACAATGTGCATTGGACATTAACTGCAACTGATGATAGTAACAATGATTCTGAAGGTAATCCGCAAACTGCTACAGTTTATGGATCACAGTCTTTAGATACATCTGATCTATCAAATTTTAAAAACTGGTCAACTCTGACTAATAGTGACTTGCAAGGTTGGGTAGAAACTGCATTAGGTAGCGATAAAGTAACTAAAATGAAAACTAATTTAGATGCAGTCATAGCTGAAAAAGTAACGCCTACAACTGAAACTAAAACATTAAGTTCATAACATGGCTCTGTTGCCCGTCACACCGCCCGCTGGCATAGTCAAAAATGGTACTGATTACGCTAACAAAGGTCGTTGGGTTGACGGGGATCTAATACGCTTTGAAAATGGTTTTTTGAAACCCATAGGCGGTTGGTCAAAACTCATAGCAACAGCCTTAGACGGCGAACCTATAGGTATGTATGCTTATGCAGATAATACAGGCGAATCTATTTTAGCTATTGGTACAAGACAAAAAGTATATGTTCTATATAAAAACTCCGTAATAAATATAACACCATCTGGTTTTGTAAATGATGCTGCAAATGATCCACTTGGTTATGGAGCATATCATTGGGGCGTTGAAGATTATGGTGACGCTCGTTCACAATCAGGTTTACCTTTAGCATCTGGCCACTTTTCTTTTGACAACTGGGGTGAAGATTTAATATTTTGTTTCTCTGGTGATGGCAAAATTTACAAATGGAGGCCAGTTTCAGGAGGTACAGCAGATACCATAGGAACAGTTGTTACAAACGCACCTACTGGCTGTCAAGCAATTGTAGTCACTAACGAAAGGCATTTAGTGGCTATAGGATCAGGTGGAGATCCAAGAAAAATATCATGGTCCGACAGAGAAGATCGTAATACTTGGACATCAAGTCCTACTAATACAGCTGGCGATCTTCAAATACCTACAGGAGGCAGAGCCTTACTTGGTGTGAAGTATCAAAATGATGTAATAATATTTAGTGATACTGGCATCAATAGAATGTATTATACAGGATCACCATTTGTTTATGGTATATCAACGGCAGGCTCAAACTGTAAAGCAGTTAGTAGAAGATCAGTTGTTGCTACAGGTAATTTTTTATCTTGGATGGGTGAAAACTCATTTTTTATTTATGATGGTGCAGTAAGAGAAATACAATGTGATGTGCATGATTTTGTGTATGACAATCTAAATGTACTAGGCAGAGCAGCCTGCTGGGGTGGACACAATTCAAACTTTAACGAGTTATGGTGGGGTTTTCCAGTTGGTAGCAGTCAATATTTACCAAACAAGTATGTCATTTGGAACTACAGAGAAAATACATGGGCCATAGGAACTTTAGATAGAGGATGTTGGATAGACCAAGGTGTATTTGACTTTCCTATTGCTGGAGATTCAAGCGGTTTTATCTATCAACACGAATCTACTACACTAAACGCATCGCCAAACTTAGGAACAAGTGTTCCATTTTGCACAACTGGTCCAATAGAACTAGGAAACGGCGATAACTATGTTCAATGCAATCAAATTATACCAGACGAAGAGGCCAATACTTTGCCTGGTGTAACAATAAGTTTTAAAGGAAGGTTTACGCCACTTGGATCAGAAACAGATTTTGGTAGTTTTACATTTGAAAATGATGGCTATACAGACGCTAGATTTACTGCAAGACAAGTGCAAATGACAGTAACAGGCGGTACAACGCAAGATTTTCAGGTAGGCAACATTAGACTCAACTTGCGTAACAGAGGCAGAAGATAATGGATCTATCCTCACAACGACAGTATTTACAAAAAGCTGATAACGCAAAGGTATATCTCACAACTAATACTGTTACTACACTTTACACATCACCTACTGGTAGCGCATTTGATTTTACTATTATTGAGTCTATATTGGTCAACAACAATACATCTGGTCAAACCAACATAATTTTAACTTTGACTGATACATCAAGTAATGTATTTAGTTTGTATAACGAACACGTTATTGCAGCTGATACTACCGCAGAACTTTTATCAAAAAGTTTGGTAGTAAAAGCAGGAGAAATATTAAAAGTAACCGCTGCTGACGCAAACAAATTGTATGTCACAGCAAGTTTAATTGAGTATGCAAAAGGCGACTAATAAGGTAGTAGAACTAAAAACACAAGAAAAACAGCCTTGGGAACAAGAATGGGCTAGATGTAAGCCTTTCATTGAAAAAGCAGTAAAGTATCAAGATTCCTATACAATTGACGATATAGAAGATAAAATAAGATCAGGAATATTCCACTTATGGCCAGGCAAAAGGTCTGCTTATATAACAGAGTTTGTACTATATCCACAAGTAAAAGCGTTAAACCTTTTGTTTTGTGGTGGTGACTATAAAGAATTAGAACAAATGTTGCCGTCAATAGAAGCATTTGCAAAGGCAGCAGGTATAAAAAGACTTTATGGTGGCGGTAGAAAAGGATGGATTAGAAAAATAAAACATCTTGGATTTGAAACAGAATATTTAATTAGAAAAGACTTATGAGCAAAGGAAAAACCACAACAGTTCAGGAAGCTAGTTTACCAGCCTTCCAAGAAGCACAGTTTCAAGAATTATTTAGCAGAGCCAGAGGACTCTCACAACAGCCATTTATACCTTATACAGGCCCAATGGTGGCTGGATTCAATCCAGACCAACTGAGGCAGTTTCAGGCGACAAGAGGACTATTTGAATCTGGTATGGCGTTTGATCCTACGCAAGCCCTACAAGGACTAGCACAACAACAAAGACCTATGACAGGTCAAGTAGGATCATTACTTACTGCACCGATAGAACAGTATCAATCGCCGTTTCAACAACAGGTAATAGATCAAGCTTTAGGCGATATACAAAGACAGGCAGATATAGCGCGTGGTGGCGCGCAGGATAGAGCAATCAGGGCTGGCGCATTTGGTGGCTCACGATCTGCAATATTAGAATCAGAATCACAAAGACCATTTATAGATGCACAGGCAAGAACAGCAGCAAACTTACGACAAGCTGGTTTCGAGCAAGCGCAGAGGGCCGCGGAAAGCGATCTAGCAAGACAACAACAATTAGCTATGTTTGCCCCAGAATTAGAACTAAGAGCAAGACAGCAACAAGCTGGTTTGCTTGGTGGTTTACAAGGATCGCAACTACAAAACCTTGGCTTGTTAAGTGGTATAGGCGCGCAACAGCAGGCGCTACAACAAAGAGGTATAGATGCTTCAAGAGGCGAGTTCCAAAGAGCGCTAGGTTATGGACCGCAACAACTAAGTTTATTACAAGCTGGTATGGGTACACCTTTAGTAACAACGACACAAACAGGCAGACAAAGCACAGGACTTGGCGACATATTAGGTGGCGCAGCTGGTTTATTTGGATCATTAGCTTTAGGTGGTTTAAATCCATTTGGTATGTTTGGCGGTGGGTCTGTTGGCACTACTATTGGAAGAGCAGGTTTTTAGGAAAATAAAATGAGTTTTGGCAGACCACAAACACCTCTTACACCAGAGCAATTACAAAGACAACAAAGAGTAGGCTTAGGATTAAGCGCTTTATCAGATGTTTTTGCAAGAAGAGATCCAATCGCAAACACTTTGCAAAGACAGGCTATGTTACAAGCACAGCAAAAACAAGCACAGCGTAATGCTTTATTAAATGAACTTGAAAAAGACCCGAGGTTTGCAAATCAAGTTAAATTTATAAAAGCTGGTTTAGATCCAGATAAATTTTTAGAAACAAAACCTACTGGCCCATTAGTACAAATAGTTGACCAAGAAGGTAATTTTGTAATGAACATGACAAGAGAGGAGGCTGCTGTCAATACTGATGCTTTCAAAACAAAAGGATTTAGAATTACAAACATACCTACAGGCACAGATCCCGCGCCAAGCAACATTGAAGTAACCAATAAATTAATTGATCCCATAAAGGAACAATTTATAGCTTCAGAAAAATTAATAAAAGGTTTGAACGAAACGGGTAAAATTCTTGCAGAAAATCCAGAAGCGGCTAACAAATTAGTTGCAGGTGGCGCAAGCGCTTATACATTTGTTACATCTAATATAGCTGGTTTTCAAAGTTTAATAGATAACAATAAAGATACAAAAGCGTATCAAGATTTACAAAAAGCATCTGTTTCTTTAGAAGGTAATGATTATGCACAAAAAATAAAAGATGTTGCATTAGCTTCTAATATTTCTGAATCAAGAATTAAAGATTTAGCTTTTGCTTTTGCAGCTGCTAGAGGTCAAACAGGTAAAGGTTTATCAGACAGAGATTTCCAAAATTCTTTAGATATTTTATCTAAAGGTGTAAATGCAGAGCAAAAAATTGCTCTTTTTGAAGATGTTGCACAAAGAATACAATCTGACTATCAAATTGTAAGCGAACTAGCAAAAAGATTAAATGTAAACAACCCAGATATTGTAAATCAAATTAATGCTATTGGTTCTTTAAGTCCATTTGTCAACCCATTTACACAACCAAGTACAACTCAAACCTCATCAAACATAGAAGATATACTTAAAAAATATCCACCAAAAGGCTAACTGATGGCAACATTAGCAGAATTAGAGCAAGCATTAATACAAGCAGATGAAGCTGGAAATGTAGCAGATGCTACAGCATTGGCTAATGAAATTAGAAAAATAAAAAATGAAAATGCAGCATTACAACAACTTGAAACTGGAATACAAGAAGAAAAAAAACAAACAAGAAGAGAAAACGCTCTTGATGTTTTGCGTGGTGCTGTTACGGGTGGGGTTCGTGGTCTAACAGGTTTAGCAGGATTGCCCGCTCTTGCTGAGCAAATAAGTCCAACAAGTCAATTTATAACTGGTTTTGGTAGAGATCCAGTTACACAATTATTACAAACAGCACAAAAAACTGGTGCAGTATCAAAACAACCTGGAGTTTTATTTCCTTCTCAACAAACTTTATTAGAAACATTAGAAAAAATACCAGGAGCAAAATCTGTAACACAATTTCAACCTACTACTACATCTGGTCAATATGCAGAAACTATATCTGAGTTTGTAGCACCAGGCGGAGTTTTTGCAAGAACTCCAAAAGTTTTAGGACAAGCAACAGCTTTAGGTGGTGTTGGCGGAGCGGTCCAAGAAACACAAGAACAAATTGGACTTTCTCCATTACAGGCCGCACCTTTAACTTTGTTATCTACATTAGGCACAGGTTACGCACTAAGTCCAAGCAGAGCAGCTAAATATTCTAAAGAAATTTTAAAAGGTGTATCCAAAGAAGAAATAGCTATTGCAGAAGAACTTGAAAATCAAGCTAAGCAGCTTGGTTTAACCATTACAGCGCCAGAACTCATAGATAATAAAGTTATAGCAGGTGTTGGACAAATTGTGTACGGTTCTGATAAGGGCGGTAAAATTATGTACGATTATTTAAAAAACAGACCTGAAGAAATAAAAAATATAACGAAAAATCTATTAGATAAAATAGTCGAAGAACCAGAAAGTGTTAGAAAAGTAATGAAAAATATAAGTGGAGCATCAGATAAAGCGATTAGAAATGCAGAACAATTTAGAAGAATACAAGCAGAAGATGCTGGATATATAGTTTCTAATGTAGAAAATTTAGATGAAGCACAAATAATAAATGTTATAGGACAAATTGATAATGCCATAGCTGGTTTTGCACAGGGCAATCCAAACATAAAAAAATTACAACAACTTAAAAATAGATTAACTAAAGATGCAGGTAATAAAATACCTGAAACAAATATCAACAAACTTAGTTCTGCAAAAAGAGAATTTGACGAAGCTATAAAAGACTCAAAAACTGGATTAGCGGATCAAAGAAGATTTATTGATAAAGAAGGCAGATATACATTATTTAATGAAGATGGTACGGGCATACTTAATAATTTAGACAATCAATTAAGAACAAATATTAATTATAAAAACGCGCAAGATACATTTGCAAGATTGTCTGATGAGGTAGTTAAACCTGTATTAGAAAATGTTGAAGTATTAGGTAAGGGCGTAACACCAGCTAAAATTAAGGCGTTTGTTTTTGATCCATCAAAAAACAATGTCAATGATATTAAAAAAACATACACCACTTTGAATAATGTTGATAAAAATGCTTTTCCAAGTATAGCCAGAGTTTATATTGAAAATGTAGCAAATAAGTCTTTTGTAACAAAAACAGGCGGCGAATCTTTAAAATCTGGTTTTGATCTTTATAAATCACTAGCAGGCACGCCCGCGCAAAGAGCAAATTTTAACGAAGTGTTAAAAGGTGTTGCAAAAGCAAATAATGTAGATGAACGAGAGTTGTTGATTGGATTTAATAATTTTAACGAATTACTTAAAAGAACAGCAAGAATTGCAAACATTGACAATCCGTCAATGCCTCCTAATGCAAGAAATTTACCACAAACAGCTGCACAAATAGGATCTTTTATGTGGAGAGTAAAATTTGCAAGCAGATATGGAGAATTTTTACAACAAAAAACAATGTCGGATTTAGCAAAAGTATTTACAAGCAAAAATTCAGTTTCGGAACTTGTAAAATTAGCTAAAACAGACCTACAATCTGCTGAAGCTGTTAATAGAGTTATAAATATAATTGCAGTTACAGGTCCAATACAAGAACGACAAAGACAAGATTATTTAGAGTCTTTATCGCAAGGTTTTAATCAATAGTTACTTCAATACTATACTTGCCTATATCTTCGCCTTCTTGATCCACGCCGTAAACCATTTCTAATTCAAGATCAATAAAATGTTTGGCCTTCATAAGGTCTTTTATTCTATCTTCTTTACCGCCTTTATTTCTAGTTATATATTTAAGTGTGCTACCTAAGTTGTAACTAAGTTTATTGGCGTATATATATTCTATTGGTTGTATGCTATGCTGTTTATAATGATCGCCGTCAACTTGGTTGTTGGTAGCTAACCTATCTATTGATTGATCCCATTCATCAATATTATTTTTTTTCATATTTTTTCTCCACTTTAAGTAATATTATGCTATATTAACACTTATATATAAAAAAAGGGAAAATTATGGAAATATTTGAATCTGATGACAAAATTACTTTTGACATTTCCAAGACTATAGACGCAAGCGAACTAGCTGAACGCTGGGGCGTGACCAAAAAATCTATAGACAATAGACGACAGAGAGGACAAGGACCAAACTATTTTAAAATAGGTGGTAAGATAAGATACGATCTCAAAGATGTTGTCAGGATGGAACAAGAATCTTATAGATCCATAAATGGCTCACGCATTACTAAGTCCTAGTGCAGCAAAGATTTGGATGTCCTGTCCAGGGATGCCAAAACTTGCGCAACAAGTAGAATACAAGGTGGGCGTGCCAGCCGCAACGGGTACATTGATACACGAAATGGTAGAAACATTATTAAAAGGGAGATTACAAAATTTGACGCTTGAAGAATACTATCTTGGTAGTACACATCATGTTGAAGATTTTGATATTACAGTAGATCAAGACATGGTTGATTGTGCAAAGGTATATGTAGAATATATTGACAAGCGTATGCACGATCTTGATATAGCCAGACCACTCATTGAAGAAAAAGTAAATATGCCAGAGATACACAATGAGTTATGGGGTACAGCTGACGCTATATTGTTAAGTAAAAATCATTTAGAAATAGTTGATTTAAAATCTGGTAAATGGGCTGTAGAGCCTGACAATCCACAGCTACGCATCTATGCTTTAGGTGCATTATCTCGTTATGGTAACGAGGATACACAAGTTCAAATGACCATTGTGCAGCCAAGAGGTTGGCACAAAGACGGCCATATCCGATCATACTACATATCAGCCATAAACTTGGTTGAATGGGGCTATGAAACTTTAAAGCCAGCCGCAGAGGCGTGTTTTGAAGAAATACCTACATATAATTATAGTGAAGCTGGCTGTCGCTGGTGTAATGCTAAAAGTATATGTAATACTTATAACTTAAAAAAAAGGGAGAATGTAAATGTCTAAAAAAGATAATACACAACAAGATGTGCCAGAAGCACCAAAAAACACAATACAATTTGGGGACGGCCCTGAGTATGTTATTGATGAAATGCCAGATGATGTAAAAATTTTATATAATCGCTGGTTAGATAAAAAAAACGCACTAAATATGGTTGAACAAAATGCTGATGACTTGCGAGTTTTATTAAGCACTTATGAAATAAGAATGAAATCAATCTTAGAACCGCCAAACAAAATGAAAACTAATGAGGAATCAAATGTCATTAGCTAATATAAGAACAAAAGCACAACTTAAACCGCCTATCATTACTTTGTATGGTCCTGGTGGTATTGGTAAAACATCTTTTGGTGCGTCAATGAACAAACCTATTATTGTGCAGACAGAAGATGGTATCGGTAAGATAGAATGTCCTCACTTTCCTGTAGCACAAAGCTATGAAGAGTTTGAAGGCAATTTAAAATCTTTAATAGAAGAGAAAAGCGAATACAAAACTGTCGTTATAGATAGTTTAGATTGGCTTGAAACTTTATTACAAGAGCATGTATGCCAAGAGAATGGTTGGCCAGAGATAAGCAGTCCCGCTTATGGCAAAGGCTACGCTGTTGCTTTGGAAACTTGGAAGGATTACCTTGGTCTTATAAATCAGTTGCGTAAGAAAGGTTTTACGATCTTACAAATAGCGCACAACGAGATACGAAGATATGAAGATCCAAGTAATGAACCGCATGATCGCCACCAAATAAAACTTCACAGAAAAGCAGCTGATCTAGTAATAGAACACAGCGATTGTGTGTTGTTTGCTAATTATAAGATTGGAACTATTCAAGTCAAAGGTAAGGGTGGCAACATGACTACCAAAATGAAACAAGGCGACAGAACAATATTTACTGAAGCTGGTCCTGGTTTTCAAGCCAAGAATAGATTTTCACTTGATCCAGAAATGCCTTTTGAATGGAAAACTATTAGAGAGGCTATGATTAAATGAGATATGCGCCTTTTTACATAAAGTTGCACCAAGCACTAGAACCTAAAAACAACGGGAAATCAGACACTTATAACGAACACGATATAGGTAATGAAGAACAATATGAAGAAGGTCATTGTAAATATTGCGGTGCAGAAAAGGACGATTGTCCTGGATATAAATGTTGGATATAAATAAGGAGAAAAGAAATGGATCTAACTAATTATGATGTTGATACTGAAAGCAGATCAAGTGTTGAGCCTGGCAGACATATTTTAAACTGGGTTGGCGAAGATGAAGATTTGATTGAAGGTAAGAATGGTTGGCGTGGTTGCAAAATGTATTTTGAAGTTGACGGACATGGTATGAAAATAAGTCATACATTTACAGTCGCCCATGATAAACCAGAGGTTGTTGATAGGGGTATCAAATCTTTATTATTACTAGCGCAAGCTATGGGACTTAAAGAGCCACCAAAAGATACATCTGTTGCCTTTATGAACAAAAGCGTTGAAGCTGAAATAATTAAAGGTGCTGACGGGTACTTAGAAATCAATGATGACTTTGGTAAGACTTGGCAAGCTGTATCAAAAACAAAAGATGATACTGCTGATATACAAGTATCGCCAAGTCAAAAGGATTTAGACGCGGTAGGATCAAGCCCGTCTGATGATGACGATATTCCGTTTTAGTAACAACAAAAGGCCAACGCTGTGTGCTTACTGCAAAGCACCAGCAGGCCCATTTTTATACAAAGACAATGAATATTGGCTTGGAGCGTGCAGTATGGAACATTTAAAGTTAATTGGTAAAGGTGAGAGATTGCCAAACAAAGCACAACTAAATGATCTTGGTATTGAATATGCTATTGCACAAACAAAAGAAACTTATACGAGTTTAACAAAGAGTGAGAAACATAAACCATTACACGAATGGCAAAGAGAAAATAGAAAAAAAGTTTTTACATCCATTGTTAGACATTACTTAAATTGGGCTAACAAACAAGCCCAGTTAGATGACGAGAGAGCCGCGAATGGATCTAACAAAATACTTCAAAAAGAAAGTAATACTAAATGATTTAGGATTTAGCAAGGGCAAAAATACAAATGATTTAGTTTCCGAAATGCAATCGCATGGGTTGTGCGTTGACTATTTAGAAATAACTGGCGAGATCGTGCGTGTGCCTGTCAAAGCAAACGGCACAAAACCAGATACGGGTGGCCAGAAGTCTGGTTATTATGTTGTAAATCAATTAGGCGATCACTACTTTGCAACTTTTGGCAACTGGCGTAATGGCTTTGAAGGTAAATGGAGTTCTATAGATACTAACACTCTGCCCGCAGTAGATAGACAAGCATTACACGAACAAATGCAAGAAACTACGCGTAAAGCTAACGAGCAAAGGAAACTGCGACAAGATGAAGTGGCTGTTGAGGTAAAGCAAAGATTTGATATATGTAAAAGCGTTAGCAAGCATGAGTATCTTACAAATAAAAAAGTTAAAAGTTATGGGTTGAAACAATTAAATGGAAACTTAATTGTTCCTGTTTATTCTACATCAGGCAACTTACGATCTCTACAGTATATTGATAAAAAGGGCAGAAAAAAGTTTGTTACCGCGTCAGAAATCAAAGGTAATGTATTTTTGATTGGTACGACATTTAAAGATTTACCAAAATGTGAAAAGTTAGTTTTAGCAGAGGGTTACTCAACATCTGCAACAATCCATGAAGCTACAAATTTGCCTGTAGCTTGCGTATTTAGTGCAAACTTCTTGTTTGATGCGGCCACTAAATTAAGAAGTATAGCTACAGGCACTCGTTTTATTCTAGCATTAGACCATGATGAAAGCGGAGTTGGGCATAAA